CATTATTTTTTGGTGACTTCGTCTTTGGTGACTTCGTCGGTTATTTTCACTTTTTTCGGTCGTTTAATCTTTATAATAACACTTCCTGGTTTGCTTTTTATATCGATTTCCTCCGCGGTTTTATGCGTTACGTTTTTATAGATACTAGAAACATCTGCGTTCCTCACCTTACTGAATACAAAATAACGATTCATGAATGAAATTTGTTTTTCATCTTCGGTCATTAAATGTGCGCTTCTATAATTTGACCGTTTATAAGAAGAATTGCCGGTTTCTTGATTCATACCATTAAATAATTCACTGAACAACCCGGAACTATCGGGTAATCCCTTCTGGTTTGCTTCTTCCTTTGACAATAGGACAAACCCATAATCCTCCATAATTCGCGTGAAATAATTGAAATTTACCAAATATTCGCGAAATGTTTTTCCTATTGTATCTTGATACACATTTATCTTATATCCCAAACTGGTATCATCATCCTGAAATCCCGTTTGATTATACATCTTTGTGAGTTCAAACCTTTTTTCTTGCCCATTCATAATTATAATAGAATCGCCTTCGTTTTTACCTTTCAATTTATTAAATACAGTTTCACCATCATAGCAAGTACCTATAAAGTATCCATTGAGGCGAGTGCACTCCGCAAGATTACGAACAAATCTATGAATCGTTGCTCTATTTTCGAAGAAATAGTGTAAGGCAAATTGACACGAACTGATATGAAACCCGTCACTAACGACACCATAGTGTTTATATACACCCGCTCCCAATAACGTGGCATCCTTGGGACCCTTACCGAATATAGCTTTTGTAATTTCCTTATCTTTATCGGAAAGTAATGCGTCACCCGAACGAATTAACTCCCCGCTATTTCCATTTACAAATAGTGCGTCTGGCATTACCTTATGTGTCTTACGATATTTCAAATACCGAGCACACGCACCATCCATTCTATTCTGGATATTATCCTTTGAAATATCTATTCCAAATACAAACCCGAGTTTCGCATAAATCCATTTGGGTAAATCACCGCCCTTTCCAACAGCATAATCAATTAGTGTATCATTCCGGTTTGACACAGCACGAATCAACTTATTTTTCACATATAAATTATGAAAATCTCTCATAGATTTCGTCCTTTTATCATTGACATCGCGGCGATTATAATAAACCCCTTCATTTGCTTCACCATTTTCTTCTTCGCCGAATTCTTCTATATAATCAGGTATATTATCACCCGAAGAAATCATCTCCGGACCTATCGGTTGGTGAATTGATTGCCAGTTACTATTCGCTACATGGTATGCATTTCCATAATTACGCTGCCCACTCCTCAATTCTGTTGTTTTATCATATCTAACCCTTAGTGGTGTCCATTTCCATCCATCACTCTTTGTAATATCATAACTAAATTCTACAATCGTATCTTCTTCAAAATACTCACCTTCCTCTGTGAACATCAATAAATCGTCTGAACCATCACTTTTCAGGATGATATTACTATAACACGCATTGGTGTCGTATGGATTGGTTGGTTGAAATGGAACGGCTTTATATCCATCATCTTTATCCACATCATTTGCGTTTGGAATTCGGTTTTGTATCATATCCTCACAAGGGTTTATAAAACCGTGTATCTTCTCATCATAACCGCACCGTAATACAAGTGTTTTATATTGTGTTAGCATACCATTCGTTTCGGCACTAATTCCATCTTGAAATATATTATGTATATCATCCTTACCCGTTTTATCCTTTTTGACAGTTACTAGGAAATCAATTGTATTATATTGGGATGGTTTCCATTTAAATGAATGGGACCAAGTTGATTTTGTAATGGGTCCCGGATTTCCTATTTCAGAACCTCCTACGGCAAATCGGGCAGGTGTAAATATAAGTCCATCTGTATTATACTCATATAATCCATCACCGACATCACCCAAGATTTTTGAACAACAATTGAAAATGGTCATTGTATCAGATGTAGCGTAGAATTTTTTACAGGTGATTGAGATGTCACACGATCTATTTTTTACAACCGATGTTGGATTTAATTCAGATAGTAACCTCTTAAGTAATTGAATTCTATAGACCTTGGGTTTTTTTTCACCTTCACCTTCATCTTCATCTGTAGTAGGAACGGGGTAAAATTCCAAGGCACGTGTGCTCTTTTTATTGATACAGTATATATCAAAACCAGCATATAGATTTACGTTATTATCGTGCTTGTCTTGTGTGATATGTTCCCCATCAATTATACTATTAAATAATTCCTTGACTTTCGTAGTAGAACCAGTAAATATTATAGCCAAATTTGTATTGATTAGATATATTTTTCCTTCACCATTCACAAACATCAAACATCTATCGCCGTCTGCTTTATCAGTTACAGTATAGTCCTTTCTTATATTGGGTGTATTTATATCTTCACTTGGTTCCATTATATTTGGAATCTGTAGTGTATATGACGACGGACCAGTAAAGTCACGAGGCCGCATCTTCCTGGGTTGATAATCATCACCGTGTAATAGTTTCATATATTCTTGCTGAACGTTAAACTGTTCTGGATATGAAATTGGATAATTTGTCCCTTGTAATCCGCTCATTATAATTCTTGTAAATTTACGAATGGCATCGGTAATGCTTTTAACATCATTATATTCAGTTCCAATCCCTATGCGACTATTATCTAATTCCATTTCAATCTCATATGCTTCTGGGTTGTTGAATAGATTCGCATCCTGAACCGTATAATTTTTGATGGGTATACCATTTGCCGACGACGATTTTTGAACAATACTGATATCGGCAAATACAGGTAAATCGTCGTGTGACATTCGGACACGGTTCATATAACGAAATGTTTTTTTTGTATCATTCCATTTACTTACTATACTACGCACCAATGGCGAACGCGCGGTATAAACCTGTTCTAATTGATACGCAACACGCATATTGAAATCTTCGAAATCCGCATATTTCAAATATGACCCATCCTCCAACTTCACGCCGGATTTCTGGTTAAATATAATTTTATCATATGTGGTTGATGGTAAGTCAAGAAGACTCTGCATACTATTTGTCTTACAATACTCTTGTATCAGGTCTATACCATTTATCTCGGCACGGATATTAGACATCCGTCTCGTACCGCTATTTTTATCAATATATTCGTGAAATATGCGCAAACTATGTAATCCATCAATATTACGACATTTAAACCCAGAAGCGTATAGTTTCTTAACAACATTATCGTAATCGATTTTGGTGAATGGTTTATGCTTGCGACTATTAGTACCAAAACGAACCTCTACCTCGTTTTCTTTACCATCCGTTCGTGCAACCGGATTACTCGCTAAATAGTTTTTGATTATTAAGTCCATCTGCTCTTTGGGTGATGAGTTTTTTGATTTATCCATTATAAGTAATATATAGTATATATATTATTTATATTTATTATATTTATTATTCAATTTTGCCAAATACACTTTCTAGAAATAAGTCCGTATAATTCGGTCTTTGAAGTTTTTGGTTCTATCTCAATATTTACCTTGTCTGCTAACTCCTTCAGTTCGTCCGTTTTAAAGTTTGAAATCGCTTTTAATGGTTTTTCATGACTGAATAATAATATACAGTCTTTTTCAATCTGCGTAATCTTCGCATCGTTCGCATTCAAATCAATTCCGTGTGTTTTATCATTAATCTTCCTTATTAAAATCGTTTTATCATAGTTTTTGTCGCTACTTGATATGTCAAGATATAATCGGTCGTCCTTTATGATAATAATACGCATCTTATAATATAGAGCGAAAGCAGGTAATGCATTTAAACTTACCTTATCATTGACCATAATTTCGGATATAATTTCTTGACTACGGTCTTTCGTCATTTTCTGGTTAATATTTTTTAACATATTGGGTGTAGTTTTGAAATATTCAGATATTCTTTGCTTTTCTTCCATCCCCGCATTACCTGCCCTGTGTTTTAAACTATTATACTGTTCAAGACCATAATGACCAATATAACAACACCAAAATAAATGGTCTCTGCTGTCGGGAACTATAGACTCATCTGCTACATTGGTTTGTTCTATTTTTTTATCTTCTAAGGTGACTTCCGGTTCTGCGTTATATCCTGACCTATATGCATTAAACTTATCCACTGTATACATAATACGGTTTAATGTGTGTATACAGTCTGGTGTAATTGAATCATTCACGAATATTTCGTGTATGATTGTCATCTCTTATTATAATAAATAAAACGCTTTAAATCTTTTCCATTTTATATTTTTTCATATATATTTGTTACGACATCATTACTTAGGTTTTTTCGTTCAATATGTTTATACTCTTCTTTATGAATCGCTGGAAAAAATGTATCACACTCGGAATTATCATTCAGTTCATTCAAATAGAGATACTTGAAATCTTTATGTTCCAAACACGCTTTATATAACATTGACCCACCTATTACAAATATATTTTCCACTTCGTCGTCACGAGACATTAAATCTGTTATTGCATCATCAAATGACTTATATAACAATAATGATTCCTCTGTATGTGATGTAATTGTTGTAGAAACACACGCGTTTATCCTACCACCGAGTGGGAATCTTGCAATACTATTCATTGTATTGCGTCCCATTACGACGGCATTTTTTTTCAGGGGGTCTATTGTGGTTTTTGTTATTTGTTGGAAATATTTGAGGTCTTCTGGAAAATACCAAGGCATAGCACCTTTATATCCAATACCGTCACGTTTATTGGTTCCTACGATTAAACACAGTTTCATAATATCAAAACAATATATATATTGATATTATTATTTTTATATAGTTGATAAATTATTGAAATATTCGGTTTTAACATTATCCTTTTCTTGTTCTATTGTTTTCAGAACTTTCTCTTGTTCATTTGTGTAATCTAAATATTGAATAATTTCATCTATTGTGTTTTGGGGGCAATAAGTGAGATTCACATATACACCACTTTTGTTTTCATTTAAAATTACTTTATTGCTATCCCTCAGTATTTTTAAGATGTCGGTTTGGTTAGACTTGTCCATTTTCTCTATTTGTTCCTTCAACTGTTTCAGTTCCTTTATATTTACCATTCAATACATACATTAAAAAGGTTTTATATACATTTTTATTATAATTGTCTATCTTTTATCTATCTTGAAATCTTAATCTTTGTCTTCTTTTCGTCACGTTGAATGGTCTTTGAAGGCAGAGATGCGATAGCACATATATATTCATCGTCCAACTCGTATCTCACGCCGATAATTTTTACAGTTATATTAGTGTCTTCTTTGATACTATTGAAGTAGGCATTTGTATTATGATGATCTCTGGCAATAAATACAGTAAGTGGTGATACCCCATCTTTGTCTGTATGAACTGCGTGTATGCCTGCTTTAGTGATGGTTTTCGCATTACACTCAACTAACATGCCTTCAACTGGGTTACATATCATACAATCGAATATAACTTGAAATTCAACATACTCACCATTGACAACACCAGATGAATACGTCATCAATGATATAGTTCCTGGTTTAATAAAACCTTCATCTATGCATTTACCTTGATACACGTCAGAAATCCTTTCTTCTAAAATTTTTTTTATATTCTTTCCAATTTCTCTAATGGACAGATGTATCTTTTTCGTTAATAATCCCTGGTTATAAACTCCGTAAATTTTCTGTTCTCGTTTGTCTGTCATTGTATCTATATAAGATGTATATTTTATATAGATATGTTAAATTAAATCTTTCAATTTTACCAATTTTTTATAGCGGTCTGTTCTGTATATTTTCTAAAAAAGTCGAAGGTTTCAATGTTTAAAAACGACACTGTATTTTTATATGTATCATTTTTATACCTTATTAACATTTCTACAAGTGTTGGTAAAGCACCAGTAATAGAAGCCTGATCGTTTTCTTCTGTTAATGTAAATGTTTTATTTTCATTTTCATTTTCATTTTCATTTTTATCTACATTAAGTGTCGTCGTCGTTTCCTTCTTGTTTTTCGCATTACTTACGTATTTGATATTTAATTCCTTTGTAATCTCATTTATCAGTTGGTCATTTTTCTCAAATGTTCCGCGTATAATAGATCCAACCTTGTTTTTTGATACGTCCTTTTCACGCACTTTAAATTCTCGTGTCTCTATTCCGCGCTTGAATTTTGAATTAATCAAACCAAATATATTATCTACTGGACGTTTGAGTACACCCTCTGCGACATTGCCGAATACTGCTAGCATTTTTTCAGCTAATTTCTCTAACATTTTGTTTAATGTTTCAATATCTTTATCATAAGTAATCCATTTATCATCTTTTATTAAATATATCGGTTTATTTACCGATTCGGTACCGTCTTTTGTCTTAGAATTTAATAAATATATAAAATCTGTAGCACCAACGGATAGTGTCCTCTCACCGAAATAGTTATTTATATATACAACAAATTTATTATCTGATATGTTTGTTTTTTTGTTTGTATATAATTCCGAATTCAATAGTTGTATAATATCCGTAGAATTCAACGTATCTAACATATGATAGACTGTATATTCTTTCAGTTTTTCTTCTGATATTTTAACATCATTTATCAAGTGGGTTTTTATATATTTTAAAGCATCAAACCAATCGCGTTTATCTGGTTTTTGTGGTACTGTATCGTTTACAAATACATCTTCGCATGTAGCAATTATATTTGTATATAATGTATCACCATTATCGTTACTAACACGGGATTTGCTCTCAACTGTATGAAGTGATATTTTAGATGGTCTATCTGTAACCTTTACAGAACGTTCAAATACAGAAGCATTTATATCGGTTATACCAAACGGTTGGAAATAATAATAATCGCCTTTACTTATTAATCGTCCCTTGCGGTTATATCTATCCGTTAGTATTTCAGTCTTATCTTCTATTAGGTTTAATATTGCCATATCAAATTGCTCGCGCGTGTATGTACCACGAACATTGATTATATTATATAAATCGTCATTTTTAAAATAGAAAAGTCCAGCAGGTGCCTCTTTAAATTCAATCCGAATATGCCTTAATATATTTTGCATATTACTCTTTGCGTGTTCTGTATTATATGTAACCGAGTGACTTTTATCTTCTGTTGGTTTTTTACCACTACATTTTAATTCTTCACAATTACCATAATCACATATTGATGTAAAGTCAAAATATTTATTGGTTTTTATTTCGGTTGTATTAATTATAACAGGTTCTTCTTCGTCTGGGTCAGATGAACGTATCATTTGAATTTTATCATCTTCGTCTATTTTCAATCGCGCATTTAAATCACTATAATTTCCAAATTCAAGGGCACAATCAATCGCTTCACTCTTTATTATTTTAGTTATTTCACCGATGGATTTAGCTTTCTTTGATGAATGACGATACAAATATAGGTCCGCACTTTCTGTATCATTATCGGTAACAGTTGCGTGTAAAAATATTTCCACGTTTCGCCTATTAAATGGTAAATCGTAGTGACTTTTGTTTCGAATCGCACGACCAGTAATCTGTTCGGTGCGACTTAAATTAAACCACGGTTCCAGTATATGCACCTGTCTCAAGTTACGAAAATCTACTCCCTCACCCGCTGCTCGTGAAATTATAACAACCTTGATTTTATCGCCGTTTTTATTATCTGTGCTATTTAGATTTTTTAAATCAGTAACATTATCTGGTGAATATCTATCATCTCCTGTAAGCATTATATAGTGAGGAGTATATGAGTTGGATTCACCATTTTCTTCTTTTATAGTAAATTTTTGTTCGTTGTCTTTTACTATTTCATCTATATGGAACAGATTTTTAACCGTCTTTCCAACACGGCGTTTGAATCCCATTGATTCCAATGCCAGAGCAACCGGAATAACACCTCCATCTATATATTGTGAGTATACCATAATAATACCTTCCGACTTTTTTATAGTTTCGCATATATTACTTATTTTCGCACTATGATTCTTTAGGTTCTCCGCATCGAATATTCTATTAGAACTATCCATATATTTATAATTTGCCTTTGTTTTTTCACCGTCTATTGTTTTTTCCTCATATTTCATTATATTAGATAAACCCCGCTCACCCAACATTGAGTTTATTATTACTTTCTGTTCGTCATTCGTCATTCCTATAACCATATCATCTATGCGTTCGGGTTTACCATATACTATGTTTAATGCTTCAATTGGTCGTTGCAATGCAGTATAACCAAACGAGGTTTGTCCAGACAATTCCGGGCGGACTATTTCCATTAATTTGTCATATGCTTTCTTTTGGGCAGAGCCGTCGCTCAATTTTGTGTAACACATTGACATATTTTTCACCAATTCATACGAATTTGCGAGCATTTTAGTGCCATTCATTTGTTTTGAAGGTTCTATAAACGATTCGTTCTCATTGCACTTTAATCTCAATGGAAATGTATAAGGGTTCTCTCCTTTTACATAAGAAATATATCCTCTTAGTTTCTTAACGAGCAATTCTTTATCTTTCAATTTACCATTGGAGTCAAATACATCGCTTGTTTTTATCATTCCTCTACCGTCGTTTAAATTTAGAATATTAGCTATCCAAACTATCTCCTTATTACTATTATACATTGGTGTTCCTGATAATAATAATAATTTCATGTTCTCTGAATATCTCGCTATATCTTTCAATTGGTTGTATATATCACGGTCACCTGTGTCATCTGTATCAGTGATGTCTCTTATATTATGAGCCTCGTCTATAATTATAAGACGGTCGTTGAATTCCTCCTTAATTCTTCGTATTTTGTATTGTTTCTTAAGTGTCTCCAATTTATCACCAGTACCTGTGCGTTTGTATTCAGTTATTTCTTTTACCAAATTTCCGAATTTTGTATACCCATAAAACGCATAATAAGATGATATAATTGTATTTATGTTTGTAATTACATCTTCTCGCTTCATATTCTTTATCTCGGTTGGATTTATCTCGTTCAACATTGAATTTCCCAAACAACCATCTATATTCCAATCACCGTTATTCTGCTTCGTTAACTTAGAATCATCAAATAATTGTTTTTTGAAATTATCTTGAACGTTTGGTGATGCGATTATTATAATTTTTTTCTTTTTTGTATTTCCAGTTTGTTTAATATAATTTCGCATTTCTTCTGATATTCCTATTGCAGAGCAAGTTTTACCTGTTCCCAGTCCATGAAATAAGAATAATCCATTATAAGGAGTATATTGTGAAAGAAAGTTTTTAACGAATATTTGATGCGGACTTAGAATAAAATCAGATGACTTCATATCTTCTTGTATTTCATCTAGTGTCTTTTTACTCTCTTCATTATTTTTTGTTTCTGGATTAAATTCTTTATGTTCTAGTAACTTGGTGTTAAACTCATCGTCGTCTAATTCCGGATATAAAAAATTAGCTGTATCTTTAATTTCTATATCACCATTCTCGTCACCATTCTCGTCACCATTCTCGTCACCATTCTCGTCATCGTCATCATTCTCGTAATCGTCATCATTCTCATCATTTACTGTTCCTTTTACACGTTGAAATTTAGTTTTTACCACCAGAGTTTCATCTCCATTATTGTCATTATTGTCGTTATTGTCATTATTTTTACATTCTTTTATCAATGGTTCCCAGTCGTCATTTGTAAAGTTTAAACTTTCAATGAACTCATCTGTAATTTCTTTTTTTTCCCCTGAAATATCCGTGTACTTTTTGTTTTGTACACTCTTCAATTTATCCTTTAAAAAAGCGATTGCTGGGTTCTCTTCTTTTTGAAAGCCTTCTAATTTTTTGATAGTGCTATTTGTAAAAAAATCATTATTGTATTTATTAACCTTTTGTAGGAACCAAAATGATTTTATAAAATACTCATCGTTATATTTATATAAATGTTCATCATTCTTTCCTATACTTCTTTCTTTGGTTGCTGTGGATATAGAAGATTTAGTTCCGCTTTTAATGTAAAAATTATTAACGTTCATAAAAATTCTGTTGTCATTTAATAATGGACACTTATTGACAGGTTTAATGCGCACCTTATTCTTTTTGGTCACAATTGATAAAGGGACATCAAGAGGGTTCTCTGGTTTGTCTTCGGATGGTTTTAATATCTCAATAACTTTATCTTGGATAACTGTTTTTTTCGGATTACTCATTGGTTTCAATAGTTCGTATTTCGTAATGTTATTTATTTTTTTCTTAACCGTTTTTCTTATAGAATTCTCGTTTTTAATCATCTTTGGTTCAACTTTTCCGTGTTCATTTTCATATGTTTTATGCTTTTGTGTATTGAAATGATTTAACTCGCCCCTTCCTTTTAATTCGTATGTGCTACCACAAGGACATTCTATACATTCTGGTTGTTTATCGTAATCACATTTTTTTCTAGTTTTGGGTGGCATTGTCTACCTTATTGTATATTATAATACGATATAATATACAAGATTACAACCTATATAGCATTAATTTTTTCAAACAAGTATCAACCTTATGTATGATGTCTTTTTTTTCTAAATTATACTCTCTAATATTAGACAAGCAATTATCCAACGAACCCCATTCCATTTTACTCACCTCGGATTTCTGGTAACTATCTGTGTCTTTTGTATCAGAATGTTTCATATACATCAAAAAATACTTATGTTTATATGATTTATAATTAGACCCGGTAAATATCTCCTCATATGGCATTACATTTATCATAGGTTCAATCATAGTTGTATCATATCCCGTTTCTTCGCAGAATTCACGCACAGCGCATTCATAATCCTTCTCTTGGTAATTCCTTCGCCCTTTCGGGAACCCCCATTCTGGTTCTAACCATTTATCTTCGGTTTCACGAATCAAATCTTTCAATGAATAATCAAATCCCAGACCACCTTGTTTTAACACATTAAACTTACCTTTGGATGTAGTTTCTTCCATCTTATACTTATTATTATAACCTTCGTCGCCCCATATATCTTTCCATAGTTTATCAAAATCTTCCTCCATAATGCTCTTCTTCTCGGCGGTCGTCATCTGTTTAAGCATATTTACGATATATTCCCTGTCAGTCAATTGATACTTCCCTCGCATAAAATCTATATAACCTAGTGTTTCCTTACGACGTATCATCAAATACTCAATTATACCTTTGTTACTACGAAATGCTATAACACCTAAACTGGTGATTGGTATTTTACAATTATGAAACAGGTGCCCTGTTTTCCCGCAATTATTGCAATAATTTCCACTGTTTTTTTTACTCATAATTCAGTATACCTCCATTAATATTATAAGATAGTTTTATATACTTTTCATATGAAATTTGATCCAGCAATCTGGGGACCTCATTATTGGTTCTTCCTTCATACTATAGCACAGATATACCCAGAATCACCCGATAAAGCAACCAAGCGGAAATATTATGATTTAATACAAAATATGCCCCTTTTTTTACCTATTGGTTCAATGAGTAATAGATTTAGTGAATTGATTAATAAGTATCCAGTAACACCGTATCTGGATAGTCGCGAATCTCTCGTTAGATGGATACATTTTATACATAATAAAATAAATGTCACAATTGGAAAGGAGGAAATAACTCTTCTAGAATCAATAGACCGTTATTTTGAACACTATAAAGCAGCGCCTATTATAATGATGGAGAAACTACGTATTAAAAAACACCATATTTATATTTCACTCTCATTAATCTCGGTGTTATTGATTTATATTTACTCACACGATTCATAAAATGTATCAACTATATATAAACCTATATGCGTTTTGAAATTGTTATATTTTTAATAGTTGGGTTCATAATAGCAAATATGTACACCGATGGTAAGTATATTCAACTATTAATATCGTGGAAAAAATACTTTCAAATGTTCGGTGTTGCGTTTATTGGTTATATGTTATGTTGGTTATTTCGTAAAAATCCCGAACGCGCAAAAACTATGATTGTCGCATCCAACGAATATCTCAGATACTTACCAGTTGATAAAGATACCTCCAGTTTTATTTCTCCTATTTTAGACTTTACGAGTAAATATGATTTTAGTCGCGGTGGTAATAATAATACGATGAATAATAATATTAATATGGTGCAGGGAGGAACCAGTGAAAAACGTATTATGAATTCGGGTAAGCAATCTACAAAGCGTTCCGTTAGTGAAACAAAAAAGAAATTTGTCGCAGCAAAACAAAATTGGCATTGTGGTAACTGTCGTAAGCAGTTACCCGCTTGGTTTGAAGTAGACCATACCGTCAGATTGGAACACGGCGGAAGTAATCACGTCGATAATTTAGTGGCGTTATGCCGAGACTGTCACGGAGAAAAAACTGCGATGGAGAACCTTTAAACACTTGGTATATTTATTCTAT